AGAACGGCTACTTCATCAAGTTCGACAGCCCTGTGCGGGCCAACTACTACTTCGGGGTCACCTACCAGGTGGTCTGGCACCAGTGTCTTCGGTGTCGCGGCACAGAGGTCGAGAACGACTGGCGCTTTGACGTAGACGGTGCTGCGCTCATCGTCCGCAACGAGAACCTGCTCTACCAATCGTGCTTGAAGATCCTGCTCACGGAACTCAAGTCGAATCTCTACTACCCCTGGTACGGAACGAACCTGATGAGCCTCATCGGCTCGAAGTCGAACGCAGCCTCTGCTGTCAACATCAGGCAGTCTGTGACCGGTGCTCTCACGATCCTTCAGAACCTCCAGAACCAGCAGTCGAAGTACCAGCGCATCTCCCCCAAGGAGCGGCTCTACTCCGTGGATAACGTCGGGGTGAAGCAGTCTCCTTCAGACCCGACGGTGTTCTTGGTGGATGTCTCCGTGCGAAACTACAGCTTCGAGCCGATTTCTGTGAGCATAGTTTACACAGCCCCCGGAGCCTATGCTCTGCCTGGGACAAACAAGCTGTCTTTGGGGAGCTTCGGATGACGCTCAAGGTACTAGGGCCGGATGGAACCTACGGGACTGCGGTGGCCTTCTCGACCACCACCACGTCCAGGTTCTTCACTGGCACCATCAACACGGACACGGCGGACCTCGAAGTTTCGATCCGTGGCGGAGGCTTCACGACTGACCCCTCGATGGTGTCGTTCTCGGCGGCTGGTTGGATCGTCCCGAACCCGACCTCGTACCCGAACGGCCTTGACCTGTTCTCTGGTGTGAACACCATCGAGGTGCGGTCTGTCCCGCTCTCTGGCCCCCCTTCGGCTCCGGTCATTGCGACCGTCTACCTGCTCGCCTCCTCGGTGGTTCAGTCGATTGAGACACCGACTGCCATCACTGTCGAGCGTCTTGACGCTGCCGTGAACCTGTCGGTTCAGGGGCTCACTGACCCAACGGTCACAGGGTACAACTTCTACGCCTCATCCATCGCTGGTGGAGGCACGGTCGGGTACTCCCGCATCAACGCCCAGCCAGTGTCGATCCCGGTGAAGAGAGAGAACGTCACCTCCCTTTTCAATCTGACCAGCAAGAACGTCGCTCAAGCGGCAGACCCCCTGTTTGTCAGGGCACTGATCACGCAGGAGAACTCGTCCCAGGTCACCCTGGAAACAGACGTGGACTCTGCGATTCAGATCCCAGATGGGGTCACGCAGATTCAGACGGACGTGGCCATCTCGTCCATCGCGCTGATCTCGTACTTCGAGTTCTTGCACAACCGGAGGTTCAATCTCACCTCCATCCCATCGACTATCCCAGTGGGTGCGTTCTCGGTCCTTCCTCAGACCGAGTCGCTCTACTATGTGGTGACTGCGATCTTCTTCGATTCGATCACCCAGGTCGAATACGAATCGACCTTCTCTCAGGAGATCGTGGCGAACCCGATCGATGTTCGCGTCTCGACGCAGAGCATTCCGGCGGTCAGCCGCCAGCAGATCCTCCAGAACTCGGTCGCCTCGATCTACCGCAAGGACAAGGACATCGCGGTTCAGCCCGGCTCAGTCGTCCGGGACACCGTCCTCGATCCGTTCTCGACAGAAGCCGAGCGCATCAGGTTCTTGCTCGACTTCATCTACCGGGCATCCAGCTTCGACACGCTCCTGGCGATTGATGATCCAACAGGCAGTGGTGTTTCGATCCCGCCAGCTTCGTCCAGCTACAAGATTGCGCTCTCGAAGGCGCTCTACCTGACGAACCCATCTCTCGTTCAGACGGTCATCAATGGAGCCTTTGACAAGCTCGCAGCCAACTTCGGCGTGACCCGCATCCCAGGTCAACGTGCCATTGGTGAAGTCAGATTCTTCACGGGTACGACACCTACGATCTCACTCCAAGTGCAGCTTGGCACTGTCCTCTCGGCAGGTGGTGTGTCGTTCAGGACATCCCGCATTGCGGAGATCCCCGTCAATCAACTGGCATCCTTCTACAATCCATCGACAGGCCAGTACTCGATCACAGTTCCGGCTCAGGCTGTGACTCCAGGTGCGGCGGGGAATGTCGGCCCAAGGCAGATCTCGTCGGGGGCTCCGTTCGGGCTCTCCGTCACCAACGACAACGTGTTCTTCGGTGGGACCAACGCCCAAAGCAACTCTGAGCTTGCCGCCGTCGCACGGGGCGCACTCTCCTCGGTTGATACAGGCACGACGCAGGGCTACTACCAGGTGGCTGCCTCGGTGCCTGGTCTGATTCAGGCTCAGGTCGTAGAGGCAGGGAACCCGCTCATGCAGCGGGACTACGACCCCACCACTGAGACGCACATCGGCGGCAAGGTTGACGTGTGGGAGCAGGGGCAACGGCTCGCCACAGTCACAGATGTGTTCGCGTTTACCTTCATCCGCAAGCGGGACGTGCAGTTCGTGGTGATTGGAGATCCTGGCGCGTACCAGTTCCAGGCGCTCGACCCTGACCTCTCCCCGACGAACCCACTCACGGAGATGCTCAACTACCCGTTGATTGGGCTTGGGCTCAGGAACGCAACCTCAGGGCTCGACTACAATCTCGCGGGCGTTACCTACCTCAACTACAACACGATCAAGCTCTCGCTCGACGTGCCGCAGCCGTTCGAGCTACCGACCCTGACCGACGTGATCCTCGGGGACTACCGATACAGGACTGGGGAGAAGTTCGTCCTCCCCAGGCAGCCTGTCGATAGCATCACCTCGGTCGTTGGGGAGGCTTCAGGGACGCTCAACCCCACGACCTACACCCTCTTCCATCCGAACTCGCCGTTGTCGCTGGGGCGGTCCACGAAGGCTGGGGACTACCTTCAGATCACGGGGAGTGCAGACCCGACGCTCTCGATTCCGACAGGAGCAATCCTCGCCGTCACGAACGAGCCTCACGTCATCGTCGGAGAGTACGTCGAGTTCGTTCTTCGACTCGGAGCAGACTCGCTGACGGTGGTGGTCACGAACTCGACGGGCACTGTCACCTATGCGAGTCCGTTCGTCTCATCGACGCCAGACTACACGATCATCGAGGGCAGTCAGACGACTCCGCTGGGGATCAAGCGCACCTCTACGAGCGCCATCACAGACGGCCAGAACATCCTCATTAGCTACAACTACGACGAGAACTTCACCGTCACCTACCAGACCAATCTGATCACGGCGGCTCTTCAGCAGGCCATCGACAAGACCAAGCACGCCACGGCAGATGTTCTTGGGAAGAGCGCAGTCGCGGTCGCCGTGGACATCACGGCGACGATCATCCTGCGGCGTGGGTTCCAACAGAGCACGGTGGACACCAGGATCCGAACGAACCTCGGGCTGCTCATCGCTGGGCTCCGCATGGGCACGCCTCTTCGCCGGTCGGACGTGGTGAACGTCTTGGACTCGGCAACAGGGGTCTCCTACGTCGTGCTGCCGCTGACGAAGATGGTCAGGGCGTTCGGCTCACAGGTCGCGAAGGACGACATCAACTCCAGCCAGATTGGAGACGCCTTCCGCGTCGATCTGTGGTCAGACGCAATCAACTCGGTCTGGCTCCTGACCGACGAACTGACAGCAGCTACCTCGACCGGCGGCGGACCCGTAGGGAACTTCCGTGGCGTCGCTCAAGACGACGCGCAGATGATTCTTCAGACCAGCCTTCCAGAGTCGCTTCGCGAGGGGAATGGTCGGGCCTACATCATCGGCAACGAGGGCGCTGTCATCCCCAACTACAGCGACGACTCGACGCTCTACTCCCAGGGGTACATCACCCCGACCGACATCGAGAACCGGCGCGTGGCGATCACTCAGAACCGGGTGATGATCTCGCTCGCGATTGGGGATTCCCCGTCCAATCACACCTACTGGGCGACCTACACGGTGGCGTTCGAGACGGGCGAGCGGGACATTGACCCCTCCGGCGCTGAATATTTGACCCCCGGCATCTTCACGTTCACCTTTGCCGAGGACAAGTCCTAGAACTAGACCTCTCGGACGATGAGATTGAATGCGCTGCCGGTTCCTACTCTCTTGCGGTAGAGAGTAGAGAGCATGGCCGAGGATCCCACACCAAAGTCTCGTGCGACGGGCGGCCTGATCACCGTCCTCCCGGCGTCCGTGGTTGGGCCTACCGTCCAGAACCCGGCCCCCTTCGACCAAGAGGGTCAGGTTGACGAGTCTCGTGTCCGGGCTGTCGCGGACCAGATCACGACGGTCTTCCTCAACTCGTTGCCGTCGAACTACGTCGCGCAGACGAAGGGGCCGTACTACGCCCAGCAATTCCAGGCGATTGCCGAAGAACTTGCCCGCATCCAGGTCACTGGCGAGGACGCCTACGAGGACGCGGACTACAACTTCACGCGCCCTGAAGTCCTCTTCCAGTTCCTCGCGGACCTGATCTTCCCGACCTCCGCCGAGACGGGCCTGCCGGACATCGACGGCGACCTCACCTACCGGGCGTTCCTTCAGAAGATGGTCGTGCTGCTGCTCAAGGGCAGCAAGACGGTCACCCTCCTCGAAGGTGTCGAGGCGCTCACCGACGCTGAAGTCTCAATCCTTGAGAAGTTCGCCTTCATCGGACTGCCTGGTGTCGGTTGGGGCATCGCTGACCGGTTCACGTTCGAGATCAACGTCTCGAACCACCACAGGACCACCTCTGGTAGCAGCGTCGATCCCCACTACCACACGGTCAAGATCAACGCGGCGGGCGAGGGCGTCACCACCGGCATCATCTGGGCGGACGGCTCCGGGCCGGAGCACATCCACACGATCTCTGGGTTCCTGGTTGCTGATTCCACGGCGATCGTCGGTCCGCCCTCACTCCCGGCGCACACGCACGATCTGCTCTCGGACTTCGCCAATCTACCGATCATCCTCGCTAGGAACGTCCAGATCGTCATGCGGGCGCTTCGCCCCGCCCACACGATCTACGAGTACCGCAATCTCTTCCGCGAGACCTACCGCCACGTCTTCACCGACGACTACCAGAAGCTCGAACTCGACTCGTACTACTACGACGACTTCCGCAAGTACTGCACTGGCGTCAAGGAGATCAGTTCCTCCACAGGGACCATCTTCGCTGACAGGTACACGCTCAACGACGTAGCGAGCTTCCGGTCGGTTCGGGTCGGGGCACCGCTGGTGATTGCCTCCGGGCCAAACGCGGGTCGCTACCTCGTCCGTGAGGTGCTCTCGTTTCCCTTCGGGGATGACCCGGTAGCCAGGGCGTACACGACCTCACCCACCGGGCTGAGCGGCACGGCCAGCGTCGTGGATGGGGCGTTTGTTGACCCGCTCCAGAACTGGGCTCTCGCAGCACCTGGTGAGATCCTCACCTTCGCGGTCGGACCCAACGCAGGTCGATACGTCCTGGAGACGGTCCTCGGCCCGAACGGTGGCGCTCTTGGCGAGGCTGCTGGCCCCGCGACTGAGATTCGCCCTGCGGTCTGTTGGCTGCGGGTCGGTCCCAGGTTCCCCCTCGCAACCAGCGGTGTGGTCTACACGGTCGAGGTGGACCGCCTCGGCATTCGGTCTTCGATTGAGGTCACGAACGAGGACGTGGCGAGTCAGTTCTTCGCCCCTCCCGCTGGAGGCCAGGCGAACTTCTTCACCTTCCGTGGCCCACTCGTCAGGCGCTACGGGGATGCAACTCCAGCGACCCGCTCGGATGTGACCGTCCTCTACGACGGGCTTCCTGTCGCAGTCTCCGACGTGAACCCGTACACGGGGGAGATCACGCTCGCGGCACCGATTCCCAGGTTCATCCCTGGGGCGCACACGGTCACGATCTCATACCGATGGTTCCCCGCCCCGCTCATGGGCTTCGCGGGACTCAACACGAAGGGCGTCACCCTCAATCGGTGGAGCCTGGCGAACGGTCGGAACACGACCTCACCCACCTCTGGCGGGTACTGGGGCGGCTTCAGGACTTCCAGGTTCCCGCTGTCGCTTGGGTTGGGGCGGTTCCCTACGAGGAAGCCACCGCTCCGGATCGCCCACAGGTACATCGCCTTCGAGCGGGCGTACACGTCGGCCATCAACAGCCCGACGACGCTGCTGCTCAATCAAGCTCCGGGTCGGATCTCAGTCCCCTACGCTGAAGCCGACATTGAGTCTACGACGGTCCAGTACGAGGGGACCGCCATCCCTGAGGCTCCTTGGG